ATAATAATTGTTACCATCAAATTCTTCAATTATTTTTTTCATCATATTAAGACTATGTAAATTGTAGTCATAAAAAACTATTTCAGCATTTTCTTCAAATCCACACTTTTCTAAATATAAAAGAAAGTTTAATCCGCTAGCAGGCATAATTATCTGTTTAAGTTCTTTTACCTGGGGTTCGATTACAGTTTCAGTGTTTGCCGGATAAAACAATCTTGTCATTGCATAATTGTTCTTTTTGTAATAGTGCGAAAAATTTTTATGAAATTCATCAGCATATTTTGCATAGTAATTTCTTTTACAGTTTCTAATTGAGTCATCAAAAATTTCAAACTTCATATTCCATGCCAGCCCTCTATTAATCCAACTGTGACCAAAACATTGATGTTGATACTCCCTAGGAGTATCACCTGGTAAAATCGAAACGGGTGTGTGTTCATGGTGATAATTTTCTTTACTGCGTTGAGGTTGAATCTGTGTGTGGGTAGTGTTTAAACTCCATTCTCCTATGTCAATGCTTCCTAACTTTTTATATTTTTCAAAATTAACAACAAAGCACTGATCATGCAATTCGTAGTATGCTTCATCTCTATCAAGTATGTGTCCTGCAACAAAGAAATCCTTCTGCAAAAGGTTTTTAAGATTAACAAAAAAACTTCCTCCTTCGAATTCGGTATCATTAGTATACACTACTGCATGTTTGTATGTGTTAGAAATATCTCTAAGAACAGAGTCAATATTGTTTCTAGTAACATATACATCATATCCGTGATCAATAAGATTATGCAAAGTGTAATCCGAAAGATTTTTAATTAACGATTGTATTGAATGATCCTCTATTTTAGGTGTTATGTCAATACACACAAATGCTGTGGTATTAGGGTTGTTAGTCTTATAACTAAAGGCCATGTTTATCCATGCTCCTTTTAATTAAATCTATAAATTCTCTTTTCATATTTCCAGGATGTATCTGTGCAATCATGTGTACCCGATCCTCGTTTGAATTATTTGTTACTCTATGATTTTGTAAGATATTGACCAGGAATACTTTTCCTGGTTTCCATGGCACAGTGCCGTGCCCTTCAATCTCCATTTTGCAACCTTGAGGATTGGTAATTGAAACATTTATTGGTAATAAAAAGTCAAGTAGATTATTTGGGTATTCCTTGGGTGTATCATTGTGCATTCCAACGTGACCTTGAGGCTTTAGTTTCATAAATCTCACTCTTGCAAATTTTTCAGCAGGGAAGTCCTTCCAAAATTTAGTAGCCTTAGGAGCATCTTTACTAACCTCGGTCCAGTAGTATGGTGCATTAATTTCATCGTTATACCCGTAATCATAACAGATGCGTGTCATGTTAGAACCAAGACCGTGAATACAGCATGATTCCCATCCTTTATGATCCTCACCTTCTCGATGTTCTACATAATATTTTTTAATTTTTTCTAGTTCCATAAGATCTTGATATGGTGTAAATGAAGTATCTAATTCTAACCACCCTATATCTCCGCGTTTAAAAGATTCTAGTAATTCTAAAACTCTACTTTCGGACATGTTCTTTCCTACCAATTATCATAAATCTTTTATATTCAACGTTTGGCATTTCTAGTTCAGCAGACTGTTCTATTTCAATGCCACATGTCTTTTTAAATTCATCAAGATTTTTAGAGCAATTAATGTGTTCTTTAAGATCATAATAATTATTACTTTGTAATACAATAGTAGATCTATAAGGTACCTTGGATAGCCACTCATCATATTGTTTTTGTGTAATGTGTTCGCAACTAGTATTGATTATCACAGTCGGAACACTATCATAATTATATTCACACATGTCGCTAGTCACTGCTTTAAATCTTCCTTCTATTTCTTGCCTTTTATTAACCATTAAGGCTGTATCTCTAACCAGAGGATCTATATCTACAGATACTATACTTTTCACCCCGATGTTACTGTTAAACAACATGCTGGCTAATACTCCATTCCACCCACCATGTATTACGATAGATGAATTTGTAATACTGCTTAATCTTTTTTCTAAGAATTCAATTAACCAAGTTTTGGATTGTAATTGACCTCCCCAAAAACTTTCAAGAGTTCGATATCTGTCTTCGCTGTTGCGAATAGCATCCATCCAAAATTTTATATCTTTAATATCAATCTTCATTTTATTTTTGGTATTTTACTGTCAGCACTACTTACGCAAGTATCAGTAATGCATTTAGATGGTGCTTTAAACAGCGTAAAACCGTCTGTAAGCGTGCCTAAGGGTTGTTCCGCACAACTATATGCTCGCTTAACTTCAACACCCCTTATAATGCAACTTTGATACCCTGCTACACAATTCCATCCTTTGAATTTATTGAAACCAAAAGCGTTCATTCGTTCTGCTTGATCCAATCCATAATCATTTCCTTTATGATCTTCAAAATACATTTGCATGACTTGTTTTCCTTGATTGTTTTGTGGAAAGTTGGTCTGCATCTTATCAATTTGATCCTCAGTATATTCATCCACAACAAAACTTGCTGTTGGGTCGCTCTGTGGTTTTAGTGTCACATTAATACCTTTCTCTGAAAATCTTGCACAGCGATCATACAATTCATCAAACTGTTCGGGAACCATGACTTGATTGATTGTGACATATACTCCAGCGTTCATTAGTTGCAAACACTTGTCGCCAAATTCTTGTTCCTGTGCAAATTCTGAGTGATAACTTGCTGTTATGCTTCTTCTCTGTAGATTACTAGTTGTCTCTGACCATTTGCTCCACCACTTGCTGCCCGGAGATAGATTAGTGGTCATGTGTATGCTTTGGTAAGGTGCTTCTGTATCGCTACAGTAATGCTTTACAAGCTCTCCGAAGTGTTTGTATGCAGTAGGCTCACCGCCTGAAAAACTAAAATGGAATTCTGTAAATCCATTATCTCTCGCTTGTCGTTTAATTTCATTTATTGTATTTTTGTAGACTTCTAGTTCTTGATGATCTGGTTTATCAGTATTTGCATATGGCCAGCAGTATGAACACTTGTAATTACAGAATCTACCCAATATCCAACTAACGTTGAACAATGGCTGATCTAGCATTGTTCTCTGTCCGAACTTAATTATATTATCAAAGGGTATAAGTGTAAAACTCATTTGGACCTCTCAACTACTGCATTCGAACATGCCTTAACACAGGTCATGCATTTGTTTTCTCCTTGCCAGTAATCGTCAATACCTGTAAATAAATTTCCGTCGGTTCCTAGTATTTCTGTTTGACAGTTAGGAATTCCTATGTTGTCTAGCATAGATTTTGTATCATCGACAGAAATATTTCTCAGAGTATGTATAGGAAGAGTTTCTTCAACTGGTTCTTCTAGATAGTCACTACCGATATAACAACAAGGAGTTATGTTTCCGTACGGATCAACATATATTCCTTGCTCAACCATACATTTAGGATTTATAGTTGCTGATGCTAATATGCTGTTTCTATAATCCTTATTCAATAGATCTTTTAGATCAGCATTAGGATATCTTGCATATTCTTTTCTTTGTGCCGGACGAATGTAATACTCTATTTCACTTCTTTGATTAATAACTTTAAATTTATCCATCTCATAGAATCTAGTGGTACTTACAAAATTTACTTCTTTAACTCCTAAATTTAATAAAAACTCTTCTAATTTTTCTGTCTCATTCTCGTTGTGTGCAAAAACTAAACTATCCACTTTGGCATGGCCTCCCGCATCTATGTACGCTTTCATATTTTCTATAACCTTATCAAAGTTTGTGTTTCTTCTGTACAGTTCATGCTTGCCCTTAAAGCCATCAACTGCAAATGCAACCGAACTTCCATTTTTGGTTCCTATTATGTCTGCTAGTTTACTCCACCATTCTGGGTTGCGCATTCCGCCATTAGTGTGTAGTGCCAATCTAGTATCAGGATTGCACTCTCTCACATATGAATAAATTTCCAAACAATCTCTTGCGAATGCCGGGTCACCGTAATTGCCACAACTATAAAAATTTTGTAATTGTCCAAGGAATGATTTTGGAAACCATTTTTTGAAATCTTCAATACTGATATCGCCGTTTTTGATGAACGGACGTGTTGGCCCGCCATGATAATTTCTAGCACACATTGGACACTGTGCCTGACACTTATCTGTAAGTTCTATATGAACCGTTGTGATATCTTTAATCTTTTGCATTCAAAACCTTTATAATATACGTATATTTAACCGCTCTTGTTTTTGATAACCGCGTTTAAGGCTTACATACTAGTGTAAGACATTATAACATATCCTTAACTAGTTCTTGGTATCCACCAAATTGTAAAATACTGTTAGGTACCAGATTTATGTCAAACCTAATATCCATTAGTCTTTTGTAGTTTCTTTCTGCTTTTTTTGCAACCATATTATACATTTTTTTATGATTCGTTTTACTTAATAATTCAATTTGTTTTACTATGTGTTCTAATCTATCTGCGTCATTAACAATACTGTCAAAACTATAATCAATAATTTCATCATATAGTTCAAACCCTAATTCCTGTAATGCTTTATGAAAATTTGGCACACTCCAAACTAAGAAAGGCTTTTTAAAATATATCGGTGTATATGTTTTTTCAGTCGGAAAAATAGTCTCCATTGTAGATTCACTAACAAGACTAATAAAACTTTCAAAAAATATTGAAGGAAAAGATTCATACGAGTTCATTGTTTCTGCATACTGCGTATCTATTATTAGACGTTCTTGTTTCCAATACTCAAAATCGTATTCAGTATTTGTTTCGTTCCAACTAATTGCTCCTTGTTTAATTAAATCAAATCTTGCTAATTGATCCATCATTTGACATCTATGATGCCAAGGTTTATTATTCAAACTTACAAATGTTTTTGTAAATGATGTGTTGTCTGCTTTATGTTTATAGTGGTGTAATTCATGGTACGTATATGTAGGCCAGAAAGTTTTCCAATAGGTTACATTGTTACCTGGATAAAAAGAGTTGCTTGCAGGGAATCCACCGCAAACAAACTCTACGGTATTAGTAGAATAGTGTATCGCTTTTCTAAGTTTTTGTAATATTTTTTTGTTCGCTGGATCGTCCCATCCTATTATCGCATATTCCTCTGCACCTAAAATTCTTATTTTTGCATTACGGGTATTTTGAATTTTATCTAATAAACTGCCAAGAGACCAATCGTCATGCCATACATATAGGTTTACTATTTCACTCATATATATACTTATTAACTGCGCACATAAATATGTGTATGTTTGAAATAGTTAAAGAGTTTGAAAAGCAAATTGCAGACTACTACGGTGCACCTTATGCTGTGGCTACAGATAGTTGTACACATGCAATTGAACTTTCTCTAAGATACGATAACCCAAAAGTCAAATTAACTATTCCAACTAGAACTTATATTAGTATTCCCTTTACTCTTATGAAACTAGATTTAGATTGGAGTTTTGTGAATGTTGAATGGAGTGAATACTATTTTATCGGTGGTACAAGAATTATCGACGGTGCAGTGAACTTTGCTAGAAATAGTTACATTAGAGGACAATTGATGTGTTTAAGTTTTCAACATAAAAAGATGCTTAGTCTAGGAAGGGGAGGCGCAATACTGTGTCCAACTGAACAAGATTACACAACGCTTAAACAAATGGCATATGACGGCAGAGCAGATGATAAACCTTGGGTAGAACAAAATATAAAACAAATAGGATATCACTATTACATGACTCCTGAAACTGCTGAACTTGGAATCGAAAAATTAAAAACTGTAAAAGCAGATAAGTTATGGACCAGCGAAGACTATCCTTACTTGCCTGCTATGGAGGTTTTTCAATGAACTCAACAAATGAATGGGGACAACTACGTAAGGTAATTGTAGGAGTTGCAGATCATGCAAAGATACCTACTGACGTTGATATAAGTTTACGCTGTGTAAATTTTGCAGACAAAATAAACGAAAGCGAAATACAAAAAGGTCCTTATCCACAACAAGTAATAGATGAAGCGAATGAAGATTTAGAAACCTTTGTAGGTTTTTTAAAAGGAGAATCAATTGAGGTACTTAGAACTGATCGTACTGATTGTAACTATTATAACTATTGCCCACGCGACTCGGTTTTTATTCACGGGGAACTAACACTTGCAACACCTATGCCCATACGTGCAAGGAAAGATGAATGGAAAGCATTTGAGAAACATTTAGATAATCCTATCAGCATTCCTTGTTATAACGAAAGTAGTTTATATAATACTGATTGCATTGGCAATAAAGATGTATTGGCTTTAAATGAGTTTGAACCTGCATTTGATGCCGCAAATGTTATTCGTGCAAACGATGATGTACTGTATCTGGTAAGCAACAGCGGAAACGAATTAGGTGCAACATTATTACAAGATAAACTTGGAGATACTAGAGTTCATTTGTTAAAAGACGTTTATAGTTTTATGCACATTGATAGCACTATTGCTTTTTTGCGTGAAGGGTTATTACTTGCCAATCCAAGCAGAATTAAAACAAAAGACGACTTACCTGAGCCATTTAGAAGTTGGGATATTATATGGTGTCCTGAACCTGTAGACATTGGACACTATCCTAAATGGTGTAATGCAAGCACATGGATTAACATGAACTTGTTCAGTGTAAATACAAAGTTAGTTGCACTAGAAGAAAATCAAGAGCCTCTACGCAAGGCACTCGAACAACACGGAATAGAATGCGCCATGTTGCCTATGAGGCATCAACGCACACTTGGCGGTGGATTTCACTGCGTAACATTGGATATAAAAAGAGATGTGGATTAGAGGTAAATGTCCAGTAATATGGAATCAAGCGTTTAAAGACTTTGATTATGTAAGACAGCCTATCACAGGTGCTGAGTCAGATACGTGGCGTGAACAAGGCTATACGCATGAAACTACAACAGGAAAAATGTATGGCAGTATACACACTATGCCTACATATACTAAAGAAGTTGCAAAGTTAATAAACTTAAAAAACTGTGGTTTTGTATTTTATAGAATGGATACTTTAGATATCATGCCTACACATATTGATCATTACAATACATATTGTAAAGTGTTTAACAAAACACGTGAAGAAGTTAGACGTGCTATTGTATTCTTAGAAGATTGGAAACCTGGACATTATTTTGAATTAGGTGGCGAATGTATTGCAAACTACAATGCAGGCGATTATGTATTATGGTCACCTGATGTGCCACATGCGGCCAGCAATATTGGAGTTGATCCAAGATACACATTACAAATTACAGGCACTTACTAGTAATGGAGTATACAAATCATGGGTTTTGATGCACACAAATTTTATCATAAAAATTTTCCTAACAAGGGAATACGATCTAATTTTCCTAGAGATGTAGATTTAACATTTTTGAAAGATACAGAGTTTCCAACAATTGTTTATACGGGTAATCAAACACTTAAAATATCTAGAATATTAGGTAGCAAATTTGATCAAAAACTTATAAGGAGGGTAAGCAAGAAAGGTTTAAAGATTTATCTTTATGAACCTTTATGCTTTTACATAAAAGGCGATACGTACAATAAATCTTTTTATAGTGAATTTTCAGTCCATGATGATCTGACATTGATTAGGTCTGAGGAATTAGATAGTATACAAAGATTAATAGACACACATGGATTTTATAATGTAACGGTATACACATGCGATTACAATGTTGAAAAATATTTAGGACCACACTACAATTTTAATATAGAATGCAAGGATCTCTTCCTTTCCGATGTTAAAAATATAGTAAAGAGAAAGCACAAGCCAAAAAAAATAGAAAAACATTTTTGGTGTGCAATTGGAAGGTACACATATCCTAGGCACTTGATAGTTTCTTATCTTACTAATTTTACAGGAAACTATACATGGCATTACGAATACGAGGGAGATATTCTTGGGGATGACAGTTGGTTAGAAAAAGAAAAACTAACTGAGAAAATGTGTTCTATGTTAGAAAACGGAAATAAATTGCTTAATCATAATTACTACAATATTGATACTGAATCAAATTCAAGAGAACTAGTTACATCACTAGAAGGAGTTTACATTCCTAAATTAAAAAATGGTATACAGTCAACTAAGTTTTTAGAAAGTTACGATAATTGTTTTGTTGCTGTAGTTGCTGAAACAAGATTTGCTCAACCCACTGCAAATGTAAGTGAAAAATTACTACATTGCATTTCTTCCAAAACACCCTTTATACTTTTAGCACCTCCACATACTTTAGAATATGTTCGATCATTAGGATTTAAAACATTTTCTAAATTTTGGTCTGAAGAATATGATACAATTGAAGATCCTACACAAAGATTAAAAGAAATATTTACTGTAATTGATAACATAGGATTAATGGACCTATCAGAAATTGAACAGATGTATGCAGAGATGGCAGAAATATTAGATTTCAATGTAGAAATATTGAACAACTTAAAATAACTCCATAACCACAAATAAACTTGACAGCCGCGTTTAAGGTGTATATAATAGTGTTGTGTTTAAATACACGACATTAATAATGGAGAAAAATACAATGTCACAAACAGATACGATTAAAACGGCAATGGAAGCATTCCTTGCTGAAGATGAGAAATTCGAAGCAGGTAATGGTGCTGCCGGAACCCGTGCTAGAAAGGCACTACAGGAAATGGCAAAAGCAATCAAGGCAAGACGTAATGAAATTACCGAAACCAAGAATGCTCGTAAAGCAGAGAAAATGGGTGACTAAATGGATGACGACAAGCCTTACTCAATAACGCTTGATCCAAGTTATTCCTATAGTGGTAGTGCTGCAACAACAAGCACTATCACTATAGGCAACGACTATATGGACTCAGGAACTTTTACCATTGATACATCCAGTATGTCAAATGAGTATGATCATGGCAATTGGGGCAATGATATTACAGTCCCCGCAGAAGGTGATATCAAGATAGGTAATAGGAGCCTAAAGACATTCATGGACACTATGGAAAAGCGTATGGCAATCCTACAACCGGATCCCGCCAAACTAGAAAAATTTGAAGCACTTAAAAAGGCATACGAACACTACAAGCATTTAGAAAGTTTATGCGAACTAGATGAGGATCAATAACATGCAAGTTAAATTAATTTCCTACAGTAAGGCACCGGACGAACTGGGACTGGACGACTGCCAGGAACTAATCGCCTACTGTGCAAGGGTATCAAACCCTAGTAACCAAATGAATTCAGAAACATCAGAAAAACTGATCAAGTATCTAATCAAACACGCACACTGGAGCCCACTTGAGATGGTGAGTGCTTGTTTAGAAATTAACACCACACGTGATATTGCACATCAAATTGTGCGGCATCGCAGTTTTAGTTTCCAGGAATTCAGTCAGCGGTATGCTAATCCAGACGAACAAGGCGACATGTTTGAATACAGTGAAGCACGTTTACAGGACGAAAAGAACAGACAAAATTCAATTGATGTAAATGATGATAAATTACAACTTGATTGGTTACACGCACAAATGCGTATTGCACACTTGGCTAAGAAAGAATACGATTGGGCAATTAAAAAAGGTATTGCTAAAGAACAAGCACGTAAAGTATTACCAGAAGGTATTACAAAGACACGACTATACATGAACGGAACATTGCGTAGTTGGATTCACTACATTGAGCTGCGTGGAGCAAACGGAACACAGAAAGAACACATGGATATTGCACATGCCTGTGCAAGAGTAATAGCGGATATATTCCCACTAGCAGAAGACTTAGTCTAAGGAGACTAAATGAAGATAGGATTATCACTCAGTAGGTGCCTTCGTGACGTATGGGAAGGCAGGGTCGAGGAGAACGAAGTTCTCGTTATCATCTCTCGCACAGATATCGATCCACACAATGATGCACACTGGAACAATATATGGGAAGGATACCTATACGGTGGCATGAGCAATCCAGAATGGGCAGGCATGGAAGAACAAGAGGAAGGCATGCGAAAATTACTGTGCGAAATGTATGATGATGGTAAGATACATCAACCTCGACAGTTTAAGGCACATCCTGCTAGGCTTCCTTACTATTGGCTGGAATGTTTTATACCAGACAACGAAGCATCATCAGCAGTAAAGGCAGCCTGGGATCAATACAAGGTAATTGCAGGACTAAGTGGAGTAAGGGTATGATTACCTACAGCACCAACTGGATGGGACCAGTTAATCTTCACTGGTATGAAGAGCGCGGACTACTTGAAGCCGATGGTGTAACTCCAACTATTCGATACTCTGCTGGACGCATTGACATCCGCGATGACAGCAAATCGGGTTATGACGGATGGGACGAATACAGCGTTGCACCCATGCACGGGGAAGACTGGAATGCACTAAGCGACTACCTGTGGGACTTGACAACCGAAGAACTCTTATCATATAATACACTTATAGAGCAGTTTGAAACACACTACGGAAAAAGGATAAGGTGGGCAGATGACACTACCAATTGAAAGAACACATGCGGTATTGAATGTAGAACGATTCCTAATGGACTTGCGAGATCCTAAGAAGTATCCGCGGGTGCCACGAGCAGTTAGACAAGAAGCAGGTAGGTTGTTAAGGCACTACCCTTCGCAATATCATATGGCATACATTAAGGAAAGTTTCGAAGAGGTAGATTATGAAAGTTAGTATTGGACCATATCCCAACAGATGGATGAGCAACATTCATACACGCTACATGAACAAGAAGTATGGTTACGTAGATTGGCCCACGGAATACACACGATTTGAACGATTCCTTGAAAAGTTTGAGGATCTTATGCAGACTATCTACAACTGCACCATTAATCTATTCCTTGATCGCAGAGAACGAAAGGTCAAGATACACATTGATCGTTGGGATACCTGGAGCATGGATCACACACTTGCACACATTATTTTACCAATGCTCAAACAACTAAAGGCTACCACGCACGGTGCTCCTTGGGTAGCAGTAACAGATGTTCCCAAGGAACTGCGTCCTACCAAGAAGCAACTAATGGATTATCAAAAGGACGGAACCACTGATCCTAAGTTCTTTGAACGCTGGAACTGGGTCTTGGACGAAATGATTTATGCGTTTGACTGTAAGACAAACAAGGATGATGTGTATATGCGCTTTGATATTAAAACACAACGAGAAGCAATAGATGCCGAACAGGAAAGAATATCAAATGGTTTCCGTTTGTTTGGCAGATACTATGAGAATCTGTGGGATTAATTCTTTTTGATAACTTTTTTCTTGACAAATGATATATATCATCATATACTTTATTTTTTGTTGAAGGAGCAAACTGAAATTGGCCACTAGAAAAAAAGCAAGGGGAACACCTAACATTAGACGTGGGGCGAAACTAAAGGCACCTGAATGGACCGGTTGGGAAGACTGGACCGGTGAACAGTTTCATCGCCACAAGATGCACACACATCGTTGGTATTACGACAACTATCAATCCGCCGATCTAATGCCTGCTGTATGGGTATGGATGGAAAACAACAATTACAGTGCGGATGATATTAAGAAATGCAAGGCTGCACCTTCGTATGAAATTAGTTCAACTGCTGGAATACTGTGTAATTTAATGAACGACGGTATGCCTGACTATAACAAAAAGCATGATGAATATTGGCAATCATTGCCCGGGACCATGGGAGTAACCAAACCCAATTCAGAATTTATCAAATCAAGAATAGAAATTGCCCTTACTAGTGGGAAGCGAGTCGTTGAAGAAAAGCAGCAGGAAGAAGAAAAAGTCAAAGTGATGGAAAAATACGTTCCGTCCATTCAACAGAGAATGCGTGAACAGGCTAATTCAATGAGCGAATTCATCGAACAAGCATTTGACGACTTTTGTGACGGTAAGATAACAGACTTTAAGGGTGTTGAAATTACCAAAAAACTAAGAGCATCTGGATGTAAACAACCACATGCTAGATTGGTTGCTGGAGATTATCTTCCATTGCTTGAAGAATATAAACAATTGATGAATCCTCCTAGCACTGCTAAGATGTCCGAGCAAGAAAAGGATTATGCACAGCAGTTAAAGGAAGGTTATGCACACTACGACAAGAAACAGATTAAGAAACTACACGATTTTATTATTTCAGTAGTTTCTGCATGTGATGCAATAATTGCGGAAAGCAAGGCAAATAGAAAGCCCCGTAAAGTATCAGCAAAATCTCCTGAAAAAGTTGTTGCTAAATTAAAATACAAGATTTCCGATGAGAAATATGCAATTTCTAGTATTGCTCCTGCAAAACTAGTGGGTGCAAACTGCTTGGTAGTGTTTAATAGCAAAACTAGAAAGTTAGGCATCTACTATACGAGCATGGAGGATCCAACGGGCGTGGGTAGAGAAGGTAGTGGACTTAATGTTAAGGGAACCACATTGATTCGCTTTGATGAAAAGAACAGCGTATCATACACACTTAGAAAACCCATGGAACAATTGCAGGAAGTAAAAGCACTAAACACACGCAAAAAGTTTGAAAATTGGATTTCAAAACTAACGACTACTCCGGTTAAGATGAACGGAAGAATTAACCCAGAAACTGTACTAGTACACACATATTAGTTCTTTCTGATTCGTTTTTGTTTTCGATAAATACATTGTCATGAACAATAACAACATAGATCAAGCACTTTCAGCACTGGGTGATGCCTTAAAAGGACAGGAACCAGAAGTCAACCCATTACAATTGATTTCTCAATTTCCTGATAGGTCCTTAAGTGGCAATCTCGTAAACGGTGGCAAGATACTAAATTTTGAAAGTGCAGGTATCAAAGATACTGCAACAAGCACAAAAATTACAATCAATAACGACAGGGTAATTATAGATACCCTAGCAACTAATACCATTTCAAATTCCTTGGGTATTTTAGGGGATCTCAATGTTGACGGTGTTATTAGAGTTGGAACTTTAGAAGTAGAACATCTAGTAACAAATCTTGATCAAGACTATCATAGAAATAAACCAGTTAAGTATACTGGCGATCTCAACGGTAAGGGAATTTTATGGGCTGGACAAGACTATACCAAGCAGTTTGTTTATCAAACTGATAAAATTTTTAGTTCTGAATCTATCAACATTGCGAGAGGAAAGAATATATCAATCAACGATGTTACAGTAATCGACGGAGAGTCTATAGGATCTTCAGTTGTAAGAAGTAACTTAAGACAAGTTGGTGCTTTGCAAGGACTAGTAGTTAACGGATCAGTAAGTGTTAACAACTATATGATTTACGATGCAAATACAGATAGGTTAGGTCTTGGAACTGATCAACCAAATGCTGCTCTAAGTGTTGCAGAGGATGGAGTTGAAATTATTGTTGGCACTGCTGACTCTACAAGAGGTGTCATTGGAACATTTGGCAGTCATGCACTTGATATCGTAACTGATAATTCTTCAAGAATTAATGTTGGAACAAATGGCGATGTTCTAATTGGCAATCGACAAAGTTCACCAATACAAGCAAGCATACACGGAAAATTATCTGTTAAGGTAAACATGCCAGATCCTGAAGTTGATTTACATGTAAATGGTGCTGTTAAATTTAATAATAAACTACAAACACATGGAACAACATATCCAAACGTTGGCGAATTTAACAAAGGAGATATTGTTTGGAATTCGGAACCACAACTTGGCTCATATGCTGGGTGGATCTGCGTAAGAGCTGGTAATCCAGGAACGTGGGAACCGTTCGGAAAAATTGGAAATCAATAATGACTGAAAGAACAGATCAAGAAAGATTAAAAACATTAGCAGACGCACTGTTAGACGTAGTAGGCGAGCGAGAACTTGAACCTGCGGATAGTATTCAGCATCTCAAGTTTAAGGATCCTATTAATGGCAAAGGTCTTCTATGGCAAGGTAGAGATTACACTAAACAATTTGTTTTTCAAGATAGCAAACTATTTTCATCCGAAACTATTAATATTGCTAGAGACAAGAATATTTCGATTAACAATATTAAAGTTTTAGATCAAACCGAATTAGGTTCAAGTGTAGTTAGAAGTAATTTAAGAGAAGTGGGACAACTTAATGGGTTGGTTGTTAATGGCGGGTTCCGCGTCAATAATTTTTTGGTATTCGATCATAATAGTGATAGACTTGGTATAGGTACCGAAGAACCTAACGCAGCATTAAGCATAGTTGACGATGCTGTAGAAATAGTATTAGGAGCCAAGGACCATAGTAATGCAGCCATTGGAACATATAATAATAGTGACTTACACCTAGTAACTGGAAATCAAACTAGAATTACTATTGGTGCTGATGGTAATATTCAGTTAGGCAGTGTAACAGATGGCGAATCTAAAATACAAGTACACGGAAGTATAGGTGTTAACGTAACCAGTATTGATCCGAGATCAAAACTGCATGTTAACGGATCAATTAAATTTAATGACAATCTTCATTTAACAGGTGTTGAAGCACCATCCGGCGGAAGTTTTACCTTGGGAGATATAGTTTGGAACTCAAACCCCCAACCTGGAAATTTTGTTGGATGGGTTTGTGTTAAAGCAGGTAATCCTGGAGTGTGGGCGACATTCGGCGAAATTAGGTAACCGTTGTGACTTCATTGGTAATCGGTAACGGTGAGAGTCGAAAAGATTTTACCCTTACTAACTTTTCAAACAATTATAAACTAATAGGCTGTAATGCAGTACACAGGGATATAGAAGTTGACCATCTTGTCTGTTGCGATAGAAGAATGGTTGAAGAATCCATACACAGCGAAAATACCTTAAACACTAAGATATATGCCAGGCATGATTGGTTCAAGTATTATAGAAAAATTAAAAAAGATAAAAGAATTTATCAAGTTCCAGAACTTCCTTATATTGGCAACTTAAAACAAGATCAACCCATACACTGGGGTAGTGGTACTTACGCTGTTCTTCTTGCCGCAACGTTATCACAAAGAGTATGTTTGATAGGTTTCGACCTTTATCCGGTTAGTGAAAAAGTTAATAACTTATATAAAAACACAAATAATTACAGTAAGGCAGCAGCAAACCCAGTTGATTATTCGTTTTGGGAATATCAAATTGGAAAGGTATTTCAACACTTTCCTAATAATGATTTTGTTGTTCTCAATACTCCAGATTGGAAAATGCCAAAAGTATGGAATCGACCTAACGTTAAATTTGAAGTTTTGGCAACCAAGAACTTGACTTTTGCCTAAATAGATCGTATAATTAGTTTTATGTTTAACAAAGGTCTTGGCGTCAACCCTTCTAATTCTGCCGCCATTATTAAAGCAAGGAGATAATAATGGGAAAACATTACAGCACAAAACACTACGGACACAACATTGGACTGTCAGCAGTCTTTAGACAACCTAACGCAGATCATTCACATTGCCATTTATTACATGGTTACAGTCTGGCATTTACATTCACATTTGGTTGTGATGAACTAGACAACAAAAACTGGGCAGTTGACTTTGGTGGGCTAAAGCCTTTGAAGAAGTGGCTTGAAGATCACTTTGATCACAAAACAGCAATTGATAAAAATGATCCACATATGGACAAGTTCTTGGAACTACAAGAATTAGATCTAGCAGAGATTGTTGTTATGGACGGTGTTGGTGCAGAGAAGTTTGCTGAACACGCATTTAACTTTGCAGACAAACTAATACGTGAAGCAACAGACAATCGTTGTTACTGTGTTAAAGTTGAATGTGCAGAGCACGGAGCAAACAGTGCAATCTATGAAGCATAAAATTAGAATCATTGCAGGACCTTGTCAGCACGAAACACTAGAGCAAAGTCTCGCTATTGCAAAAGAATGTAAAAGTGTTTGTGACAGGCACGGTATCGAATACATTTTTAAAGCAAGTTACGATAAGGCGAATAGGTCGTCTATTCACGGCATTAGAGGACGGGGATTAGCAGACACTATGAATGACTTTGCCATTCTTAAGAGCAAAATAAAAGATCTAAAAATTATTACTGATGTGCATAACGTTAATGAAACTCTTAAGATTGGAGCATATTATAACGATATTATTGATGTATTACAAATTCCTGCATTCTTGTGCAGACAAACGGACCTAGTTCGTGCTGCTGTTAAGACAGGAATGATTGTTAACATTAAAAAAGGACAATTCCTTGCACCTTGGGATGTAGAAAACATTTTGTCTAAAACAGAAGGAGCCAAGGAAGTATGGATTACAGAAAGAGGAACGAGCTTTGGATATAACACTTTGGTTACTGATTTCACTGGCCTTCAGTTTATGCTGTCTAATTATAACGTTCCCATTGTTTATGATATTACCCACTCGGTTCAAAAACCCGGAGGTATGGGCACTAGCAGTGGCGGTAATCGTGAGTATGTGCCTGGCTTGGCTCGTGCTGCATCTGCAATGGGTATAACAAACTTCTTTCTAGAAGTTCACGAAGATCCTGATAATGCACCCAGTGATGGACCTAATGCATTACACTTAAAAGACTTTAAAACAGTTGTCGCAGATATTGTTAAGTATTCTTACACAGGATAGTACATGGTATGGAAGAAACTAAAGCAGAAAGAAAAGCTCGTAAAGCACAGAGAAGATTAGAAAAAGAACAACATGTGTTCTTAAAGAAAAACCCTGATAGTAAAATCTTAGATTATAAAACTAACATTTTGTGTGTGAGATTTGGAAACAAATACGGACCAGAATACGTTAAAAGATTGAGAAATATGATTGACAGGAATATAACTGTTCCTTATCAATTAATATGTTTAACAGATGATCCAACTCCAATTGACGGTGTAAAGTTAATTGTGCAACCTAATGCTGGGTATGCAAAAGGTTGGTGGCACAAAGTACATATGTTTGATAAAAAACTGCCAATTAATGGAAGAATACTCTACATGGATTTAGATGTTGTTATATGTAATAATATTGATAAGTTAACTAGAATTTATAATAGTGATTTTATGGGTATTAGAGACTTTAATAGAAAGTTTCACTCGGGATGGAGATATCTAAATAGTTCTGTGATGAGCTGGGTACACGGTTCACAAGATTATATCTATACAAATTTTAAGAGTGCTCCAGAAGTAGCACAACGTATGCACGGTGATCAGGATTGGACTTGGAAAAGTGCAAAAGATAGAATTAAGTTTTGGCCAGAATCTTGGATACAGAGCTATAAATGGGAGATTCGATCTCGAGGGGAGTTACAAGTCATCAACGGAGTTAGACAATTTGCAAATCAAAAAGATGATATAGTAATACCAGATGAATTGTGCGTTGCTGTATTCCATGGTGACCCTAATCCTGCTATAGTTAAGGATAAATTTGTTGTGGAGAACTGGAAATGACCGTAGTTAATAAGATTATATTTGATGTTGATGGCACACTAACACCTAGTAGGCAGCCAATAGATCCTAAGTTTAAAGAATGGTTTTTACATTTCCAAACTGAAAATTATACCTATCTTGTTACAGGAAGTGACAGAGCAAAGACACTAGAACAAGTCGGAACAAGGATTTATAACTCTGCAGAAAAAGTTTATAATTGTTCAGGCAGTGATGTTTGGGAACAGGGCAAGAATATCCATACCAGTGAATGGCACTTACCTAAATTACCTACACAGTTCTTAACACAATGCATGACAGAAAGTGAGTTCGTTCTACGGACAGGCTTGCATTTTGAACATCGTCCTGGCATGTGTAACTTTAGCGTGGTGGGTCGCAATGCAACACTAGGAGAGCGAAAGTTGTATGTGAAACACGATTTAAAAACACAAGAAAGAAATACAATTGCAAAAGCATTTGAAACTATGTTTCCGGATATACAGGCTAAGGTAGGCGGTGAAACAGGCATAGATATTTTCCCAAGAGGTAGCGATAAGTCGCAGATACTAAGAGATTTTGATCCAAAAAATGATATACTGCATTTCTTTGGCGATGCAATGCATCCAGAAGGAAATGATTATCCATTGAAAAAAGTAATCATTGACAACGACCTCGGACACTGCTATAATGTAAGAGACTACAAAGAAACTTGGAAGATATTAAAAGAAGAATTTGAATGGATGATCTAAAATTTATGACAGCAGCCGACTTTGTGACAAGCCAACAAGAAATACATCGCATAGGGTTTGCTTGCAAATATATGCACCCGGATCAAACGCAGAAGAAGAAACTGCTAGAAGAAATTCAGCGTCCACTTAATACACGTTCGACCACAGTTAGATGGTTAAATAATCAGACAAAGGAAGTTGCTGAGCAACGACTTTGGGATATTATGGTTCACAATATACAATCGTATATGAACCTTATCAATTACGTTGGAGAATTACCTAATGATCTTAGAATGGTTAGGTTGGGCAGTGATGTCCTTCCTGTTTATACTCAGCACGAGTGGAGTTATTTTTGGCGGAAGCCTGACGTGGTCGATTATTGCGAGAAAAACTTTGCCATCGTCGGAGCTCTTGCAAGGAACCTTGATGTTAGGGTTAGTATGCATCCTGGGCAATTCACTGTTCTTGCTAGTGATAATCCAGGGATTGTTGAGAGGAGCATAGAAGAATTTGAATATCACACCGATGTCTTCCGCTGGATGGGATACGGCAAGTCCTTCCAAGATGCAAAATGTAATGTCCACATATCAGGCAGGCAAGGTCCAGCCGGTATACAAGCAGTCCTCCCAAGATTATCTCAAGAGGCGCGAAACATTATTACGATCGAGAATGACGAAATGTCGTGGGGTATTGACGCAAGCCTCGAACTTGCAAACGACCTCGCCCTCGTTCTTGACATACACCATCACTGGGTCGCTAGTGGTGAATACATTCAACCAACCGACGATAGATTTCTACGCATAGTAGATAGTTGGCGTGGTGTCCGCCCCGTGATACATTATTCTGTTTCACGTGAAGATCTACTTGTAGGACATGATCCTAACGTATTACCTAACATGGACGAACTACTTGAACAAGGCTTTAAGAAACAAAAACTACGTGCTCATAGCGACTTTATGTGGAATAGTGCTGTCAACGATTGGGCTTTGTCTTTCCGTGACTCCGCAGATATAATGGTAGAAAGTAAGGCTAAGAACCTAGCCAGTATTGGTCTTTATGAATCTATCCAAAAGTGATTGACATCCGCACCCTTTGAAAGTATAATATGTATAACAATCAGGCAGATAGAAAGGCAAATGATATGGCGAAAATAATTAAAACTAAAAAATATAAGTTCGTAGGCGATGTTTACGAATACTATGGACAGGACCTAAACTCAAAACAACGCACACATAGTGATGTAGGATGGCGTTTACGTAGTAAAAAATATGGCGGAATTTCTACATTTGCTAAAACTGTGTTAACTGAGTCTATAGAAGACAGAATATGTCCTCTCAAAGAAAAACAGTCAGGCATCTATATTTTAAGTGATAGCATTTTTCCGGAAGGATTTTATATTGGTAAAGGAAAGTGTATACATGATAGAATATGGAAACACGGTGTAAAACTTGCAGGCACCAGTAAGTGGAATAAAAGTGTCGAAACTACAAAAGAATTTGAAAAATATCGTCAGTTGCGTAACGCAAAAGGATTAACTAATCTCAATGATGTTGAGATTGCCTTTTGGTTTACTAACAGCATTGACGATCTTGAAGATCAATTGCTAGGTGGATATACAACTAAGTATGGAAGAACTCCTTACTGTAACGATACCGAAGAAGCAATGTTTGATCCTTGGGACATCTAAGGCCACTTTTGCATGATACAAACGGCTGGGGCCATAAATATATGCACCAATGGGAGATAGCACATGACAGTACAGGCACAAACAAATAAAATTTTAATAGAAAACAAAATAGGAAGAAAAATGTGGGTATGGGACTCTGATAGTTTCTATACTCAACGTTTACAAGCAGGTCCGTATCAAAAACAAAATTTGTTACATTTACGAAACCTTTGTCCTAACCCAAGAACAGTTTTAGATATCGGTATGAACATCGGTATGAACACTTGGGAATACGCTACATTTGCAAAAACAGTTCATGGATTTGAGCCTGTTCCTGAAACTTATAATGTAGCACTAGATAATATTAAAATGAATCAAAAAGAATATCGAGAAGATGTTGGGTGGTTTATACACAAAGATGGATCGTTTGAATCGTTAGAAATTACTGGTAATATTCAAACCTATAATGTTGCATTGGGTCCTGATGGTGGAGCAAACAAAGTAGAAATTCATATTAAGAAAAATGACGGACATAATCGAGTTGCAAATGATAATGGTGAATTTAAAACTGTAACAGGAAAAGATATCAAAAGAAATACAGGTTATGAACGTGTAGAAATAGATCAACACACACTAGACAGTTATGGCTTTGAAGATGTAGACATTATTAAAATTGATGTTGAGGGTTACGAGCTTCTTGTGTTAGAAGGAGCATCTCAAACTATTGCAAGTAATCGTCCAATTGTACAGGTAGAATGTGTAGATATTCAGCCACGAGCATTTGGTAGAACTATTCAAGAACTATTTGACTATTTTAATGATAGAGATTATGTTATTACAACTGCCGACGGTGTAGTAAGAGGGCCTAAATGGTGCTATGTTAAGAAAATGATGGATCGATTTATGATTCCTAAAGAAAGAACAGATCTATACACTTTACCAGAAGATCAGCCCATAAACAATCTATTCGAAGAAGTTTAGAATAAATATCATTGATGTTGAAAGAACTAAAAGATATTATTACAGAGGCAGAATCCAGCCGAGAAACATTGGTTCTGGAAAAACTTCCATATGATAGAACAGCACTTGAACCGGTCATGAGTAAGGATTCTGTTGATTTACATTACGGTGTTCTTTCAAAAGGATATGTTGATCGCTATAATAATAAGGAAGGCGATGATGCATTTAACTATGGTGGCGCGGTATTGCACAATTTATATTGGCAATCGCTACAGGCACCCAGTTCTGCAAACAGACCTTCAGGAGCATCCGAAGAACTTATTAACGATAAGTTTGGATCATACCAAAAATTTAAAGAACAATTTATAGCCAAGGCAAAGGAACTGCAAGGTTCCGGTTGGTGTTATATGGATGTCAAGGGAAAGATTGGTATCATACCCAATCAAGGTTTCAAACAGGGAATGAGGATCGCACTAGCAGTTGACATGTGGGAACACTCTTATCTGCTTGACACTACCAAGGACAAGTATCTAGATAACATATGGCGAATAATTAATTGGTCAATAATCAACGATAGACTACAAGGAGAATAACATGTTTACATGGTTGAAAAAGATTTTCGTGCCTGTTGAAAATGTATTAGTATTAGACAAGCAGATAATCGAAAAGAAATCAGAACTAACAGCAATGTCAAAAGTAAAACTTGAAGAACTAGGTCGTGCTTATGATGTTGAATTAGACCGTAGATTAACTAAAGCAAAACTGGTTGATCAATTATGGAAAGTAGTAAAACCTAAAAAATAAGGAGAACACTATGATAGATAAATTTAAAGGCTGGGTAGCAAAACGTTTTACAGAAAGAACATCTTGGGATGGAGCAATGCTTGTCCTACTAGGAGTTTTAGTATTAATTGCTAAACCAATTGCAGGCTTACTTGCATATGCGGCTATCGCATATGGTGCTTGGACTATTTGGAAGAGTGAATAGTGAATGCCACAGGTAGTAAATCTTACAGATAGTGCAATAAAGCACATGGAAGGCTTAATTGAAAAGACCGGCAAGCCCGTCGTTCGACTACAAATGAAGGGTGGAGGGTGTGCCGGATTTTCATATGACTGGCAGATGAGTGATTCCAAAGAATTGGATGACGAAATTGTAAAACTTCCTAATGGTGAATTTGCTATTGATAGTTCGAGTTTACTGTATCTAATAGGAACTGAAATAGACTATGTAGAAGAAGTGTTTGGTTCCTATCTTCAAATAAAAAATCCCAACTCAACATCAAGTTGTGGTTGCGGCGAAAGCGTAGGCTTTTAATATTTAGAAATACTTAAATTAGAACCAGCAGGCATATCCCATATTTGCTTGTTCTCAACTCCCTTGCGCTGTGCAAAACGCTTGGCATCACAATTACTACAAACATGAAAATATTCATTACTCAACCGTACTCTGTTGATGTTTTTTAAATCCCTGGTAAATACAGTATCACAATTGTCACACTGGAGTTTCACTACAGTTTTAGTACGCTTATAAACGTGCTTTTTACCGTGTTTACTCTTACGTGTGTGTTGAGTAATCTTTTGTTCTGTATCTAAAAACATAGTATAGTATTTACTATTTTACATTAGGCTTATAGAATGAATTGATAAATATTAGTGTGAAAAGGTAACTCCTAGGGGATAAAATGGCAAGAAAAGTTATTGATGTCGGTGCAGTTGGTAATGACGGAACCGGCGATAGTATTAGAAATTCGTTTAGTAAAGTAAACGATAACTTTAGAGAATTATATAGTTCACTAGGGCTAGGTGAACGTTTAACATTTATAGGGTTAGACGATACTCCAGCATCATTCCTAGGACAAGAAGGCGCGGTAGTATCAGTTAACCCAACAACTGATGCATTACAATTCAAACAAATTACAGGAGGTATTGGTGTATCAATTGACACTACCAGTAACTCCAACCAGATTATTGTTAACACAGAATTTTCAGAAATTTCAGGTGACACATCACCACAACTTGGTGGTGACCTTTCAGTTCAATCAGGCGGTAATACTTATAAGATCAAAGATCTTGCAACCCCAACTGAAGATACCCAAGCATCAAACAAAAGTTATACTGACTCGAAACTTTCACGTGCAGGCGTTGATGCAATAGATCCTGAAACAGGAACACTACAAAGTGCATTCGGAACCATGAGTGGTCCGTTGATTCTTTCTCGTTCTCCTGAGCCAGACGACGACGAAAGATATGACGGATTAATTGCTGCAACAAAACAATATGTTGACGGTTCATCCTTTGGTTCTTCTGTTAACCTGTATGTTGCCACATCAGGAGCAGATGAACGTCCAGGTGTTAGTCCTGCATTGCAAGGTAGAGCACTTGCATACGCATATAAAACAATTGAGGCAGCACTAAAACGTGCAGAAGAACTTGTAAGAGAATCAGAAGACGATATTGGTCCTTACAAGAAAGTTTTAACATTCAATAATGGAAATGATTCAGTTACACTTGCAGGTGTTGGAACAGCACCCACTTCAGGATCAGGCTTTGCGGGTGTTGCTAAATTAAGTGTTGACACAATTACAATTAATAATGCAGGTACAACTTATAACGTAGGCGATGTAATTACCTTATCAGGCGGTACTGGAACTGCTGCAGAATATGAAGTTTTAACAACAGCATCAACTCCTGGTGCGGTTGTAACATTTAGACAATTATCATCAGGTAACTATACTACAATTCCTGGTTCAGTAGGGGTTACAACAACAACTAATAGTGCATTTGGTAGTGGAGCAACTTTCAATGTAACTTATAAAGTTAACAACGTTGACATCAGCACTGGTGGTTCAGGTTATAGTTTAGTATCAGTAAGAATTACCGGCGGTGGCGGAACAGGTGCATTTGGTGTAGCAACTGTGGTAAGTGGAGAAATTACCAAAGTTGAAGTTACTGACACAGGTAGTGGCTTTACTAGTTCACCAACTGTTGTTGCTGATTTACCTAGATTTTTACTTAGAACAGACGGACTAAGAACAGATTTTACAGGAGATGTATTAACTGATACTCCAGTAGCATTTAGAACAAGAGATATTAGAGAAGGTTTATACTTACGTGGCGAGACATCAGGAGCACTTGCACAGATTCTTGCACATGAAGGAGCATTAGATAGTAGCGGTAACGAGATATTTGATGTGGATATCAAGTATGGCACATTCCAACTAAATGAAGTTATAGCCTATGGTGATATTACTAACCAAGTTCAAATTTCAGTATTCATAGAAAGCGGTGTTTACGAAGAAAACTATCCTTTAAAAGTTTCACAAAACGTTGCTATTATTGGTAATGAATTTAGACGTGTAATCATAAAACCAAGAAAAGGAACTTCAAGTTCTCCTTGGGCATTTCAAAAATTTAGAAGAGACACTACCATTGACGGCTTAACAACTGCTACTCAATTATACGGTCATCACTATCTATCAGATAGCACTGAGCCTGTTTATCCAAAAATTAATAACCCTGGAAACTATAAGGCATCAGCAGCTCTTATCAAACTGAATAGAGTGTTCTTGCAAACTGAAATGGTAGCGTGGATCAACTATCAAATAGCAAATAATTTATCGCCTTTTACTAGTTCGTTTGAGTATGACGAAAAATTATGTAAAAGAGACTATGGATTAATTCTAGATGCTATGATATTTGATATTACCTATGGTGGGTATGACAGAACAATATCAGCAGGTTTAAAATATTTTCAAAGTGTTAGCGGAAGAAAAGCAATAACCGATCAGTTATCTGAATCACTTGCTGGCCTTGCACATTTACAAACATTGGTTAATGCTGTTGTTAATAATAATACTATATCAACTGTTTACAATGAAATATTAACACAAGTAAAAGATACTGCTTTCGTTAAAGAAACAGGAACAGAAGCAGTATTAGATGATTTGTTTGATGCATTTGAAGATGTAATTGATAACTCAGGCAGTGTTAACTATCCTAAAGACAATGAGGACATGGATGTGTTCCTTTGTAACGATGCAGTGATTATTAGGGCTGTAACAACTCAAGGGCATGGTGGTTTTACTATGGTGCTAGATCCGCAGGGACAAATTCTTGCTAAGTCACCGTACTGTCAAGAATCAGCATCGTTCTCAAGATCCATTAATGCACAAACGTTTGCAGGCGGTATGTTTGTTGACGGCTTTGCTGGTAACTTACAATTTAAACATACTGCTACTGTAGCAGGAACTGGTAATACAAGAATTGAAGTTTCAGGGCTAGATAGAATTCCAAATCTTCCAGCATCGTTCATTGTTAATGATGATATTTTTAGAGTAAACTATGTCAGAGATTTTGTCTTTGATCCTCAAGGGTCTACTGCAACATTCTCATTAGACGAAACTACTCCGTTTACTGAAACACCTGGAGAGCAAACTCTTACATCGATTAGTTTTGGTACTCCAGCAATATTTACATTTGTTAATCACGGGTTACAGGCTAATTCATCAATAGTACTTTCAACAACAGGAACACTACCAGCAGGACTTGTTGCTGGCAAGGAATATTACATTGCTGAAAACGGATTGACTAGTAATACATTTAGACTTACAACAACATTTGGCGGAACAACACTTGTAGATACAACTGATGCAGGTAGCGGAACACACAGTTATCAAAGACTTTACGAAGTTCTAATGCCTGGTAACAGATCAATGCTTTCAAATGACTTTACACAGGTTGCTGACATGGGGTACGGACTACTTGCAACTAACGGTGGATTGACTGAAGCCGTTTCAATGTTTACCTATTACACTTATACTTCATACATGTCATTGAACGGTGCGCAGATTAGAAGTATTGGTGGATCGTCTGCACATGGTGTGTATGCATTGGTTGCTGAAGGATCAGATCCTTTAGAAGTACCAACTCCAACTACAATATATTATGATTTAGCACAACAAGTTGATTGTTACGCACCCAGTGCATTATTTGCAAACACAACAAACGGATTGTTTATCAATGTTACTAATTACGATTATACACCACTTAATAATTCAGAACTTGAAGTTGACCACGGTGCTTTAATTTATAGATATCCAGTTACTTCAGTTAGTACAACTGACTTACCAGACGGTGTTGCTAGACTGAACTTAACATCAGACGATACAGGAAACTTTGAAGGACTATTCGCAGTCATTCCAGATGAAACAAAGATGACACTGCGTTCTAATTCGCAGATATTGTTAACTGGAGAACTTGCTGATGTTGCTACTAGACCATCAACGGGTTTAAGATTACAAGAATCTTCAGATGTTTATCGTGTTCTACAATTTGAGTCTTACGATGATACTGTTGATGGTAGAGGCAGACTTGAGTGTACATTTACAACTGCTGACCCAACAGTAATTACTTTTCTATTAGAAGTCATATCCATTGATAGTAATATTGCTACAACAGCAAGAAATCACGGATTAATTGCTGGCGATACGTTTACTGCACAGAGTACGGCGAACGGATTTGTCAACAGTACCACATACTATGTAATTGATGTACCTACATACGACTCATTAGAATTTTCAACTACATCAGGCGGTTCGACTCATACGTTAACAAACGGCACTGGATTATCAATTAAAGGAATTATTCCTCATAAACAATTGGCTGATTATAGATTAAGTTTTGCAAATAGTGGCGGAACATTGCCAACAGGTATTAGCGAGGCTATTTCACAGTACTTTGTTTTAGAAACAGGACTTACTACAACAAGTTTTAGAATTTCAGAATCTCTTAACGGTGCTGCTGTTGCAGTTACGGCACCAGGAACCGGAACTAATAGTGCGGCTGCAGAAGGTATTACTAAAACTACACTAAGAGAAAACTATAACTATATTGACTTAACAATATATAAGCCGGGAGAATTTGTTGGAACGTCCGGCGCTGCACCAGTTGTTCCTGGAACATCATATGCTATTAGTTCATTTACTATTGCATCACCTGCTGCGGGCATAGTTGTTACGAGTGCACCACACGGGTTATCAGTCGGCGATGTTATTAAATTCGAAACTACTGGAAGTTTACCAACAGGTATTACCGACGCAGCACAATATTATGTTTCCGATAATGATGCTGATTCATTAGGCGCTAGTTCCGTTCAATTTACGGTAACATCAACACCACCGTCACTTGCTTCATCTTTAGAAATTGCGTTTAGTGGAAGTGCTTCAGGAACTGCTGTGTATGGTCCTGTAACTGGTAGAGCCGGCGATACACAAATAGCCGTGGTTCCAGTTGCTCCTCAGGAAAGAGGTAGAGTTAAAGACAGTATTGTATGGTTTAACGGTGAAAGATATGTGATTGATGCGTACGAATCAGAAGATGATCTTGCTGAAGCATACGCAAGAATTACGTTAGATAGACCATTAGAAGATTCATTAATACAGTATGACGGAACGTATACAATTAAATCACATGTTCCTATTAGAACAATAAATGCTAACGGCAATCTAACTATTAGGATTTCATTGACTCGTGTTACATCACATGACTTACTAGAGATTGGTACAGGATCATATGCAGATACTAACTATCCAAATGAAATTTTTGGGCCAGCGGTAAATGCTGTTAATCCAAGTAACGAAACTGAAGAACGTTCAGTGGGACGTGTGTTTTATGTAACCAGTGACCAATTTGGTAACTTTAACGTTGGACCTTACTTTAGGGTTGACCAAGGAACAGGACGAGTAACATTCTCCGCAGCGATTGCATTGAGTAACTTGGATGGTATTGGATTTAAGCGTGGTGTTCCTATTAGTGAATTCTCAACAGACTCTGGCTTTAGTGATAATGCTGTTGACACAGTTCCTACAGAGAATGCAGCCAGATTATATATTGAAAGGCGATTAGGTCTTACGCACAGTGGAGCGGTAGTTGCTCCAACTTCAAACTTAATTCCGCCAATCAGCGGCGGCTTTATGGCATTGGACGGTCAATTAGCCATGAAGGCAGACATGGATATGAATCAACATAAGATTGTTAATGTTGCTGATGCTGTTAATCCGCTAGATGCTTTAAACCTTAGAAGTTTGACTTTTGATAATCTACAGAACTTTACATTTACAGATTTGGCTGCTAATCAATTGCTTGTATTCACAGGTGTTGATAGAGAAGCAGTTAACGCAGAAGTAGTTGGCGACATTACACTAAACATTGATTCGACAGCAAACACTATTGATGCACAGATTGAACCAGACGTAATTTTAGATGCTGACGTAAACACAAATGCAGATGTTGCACAGAGTAAACTATTAATGCAGTTAACAACTGCTGATGCGGCAGCACCAACAGGAACTGCTAGAGATAAACAAGCACGCAGTGGACTTGCAAGTTTTGACACAGCACAGTTTACAGTGGTTGATGGATGGGTTCAACTGAAAGCAAATGGTGTTCCTAAAACTGCACTGGCACAAATTGCTGCTAAGTCAGTACTAGGTAACAGCGGACTCGCTGCGGCAAATGCCAGTGATGTTTTATTCACTACCGTTGTTGATAGTGGTGGATCGATCAAGAAAAATCAATATAGCGGAACTGGATTCCTACGCAGAGTAAATGCAGGAAGCAACACGTCAGATGCTGATTACGGTATGGTTGAAATGGCTTCTGGATCAAGCGGAACCCCTGAAGTTAGCAAATTAATTGTTAGAGATACAAACGGTGACTTCGGTGGCAGGGTAGCAGATTTACAAAAACTACAAATTGATACTAAGGATGCCATTGACACTGGATCACTAGGCGGCTCAAGTGGGTTTATTAGATTATATACTTACGGTGGTAATGGTGGTATATTCCTACAATACGGAACACTGGCTAGTGATAACATTAACTATTACGACAATGATACACATATCTTTAGACCACAGAGCGGAATTGGACTTGCTCCTGTTACTGCTTCACAGGTAACAACTACTGCATTGACAACTGGCGGAAATACTACTGCTGGAACCGTAACTGGTAGATGGACGCTAACTGGTAGCAGTCCAAACGAATCAAGATTTGAAGCGACATACTCAGCAGACGTTGCGGAATACTATGAGGGTGACAAGGAATATGAGGTTGGAACCGTGTTAGTATTTGGTGGTGACAAGGAAGTTACTTCTTCAAACACACACATGGACAAGCGCATTGCTGGAGTAGTATCAAATACTGCTGCATATGTAATGTATACTGCATGTCCAGGACACAAGAACCTAGTAGCACTTGTTGGTAGAGTTCCATGTAAGGTAGTTGGAAAGATTAAAAAGGGTGACATACTAGTAACAGCAGGTATACACGGTGTTGCAACGGTAAGTGATGATCCTAAGGTAGGAACAATTGTTGGTAAGGCAATTGAAGATTACGATAGCGATCATATAGGAACTATTGAAATAGCGGTAGGGAGATCATAATGGCATATAAAAATAATATAGATCTTGGCAATGCTCCTTTACTTTGGAGTAGAATGCGTGAAGCCTTTGATGGTATCAATGAAAACTTTACTGTTATTGCTGCTACTGTAGGTAGAAAAGCAGCCAGAGGTATTGAAACTATTACATTAGGTAATCCAATTGTAATTACAACAGTAGATGACCATACGCTTACTTCGGGTGATAGAGTAACTGTTTTCCAAACAGAAATATCTCAACTTGATGGAAACACCTACTTTATAAAGACCACGAGATTAGATACAATAGAATTATATACCGACGAAGCACTTACTACTCCTGTAGATGGAAGTGCATACGATGCATGGGCTAGTCCTAATGCAGGAAAAATACAGGCGCTAAATGAGTTTTCTGATATTGATTTTGAAAAAATGACATCGAATGTTTCACCTGCAAGAACTGACGAATTTAATTTAGGAAGTGCATCGACAGCATGGCAAAGATTATATCTTTCAGAATACTCAACAACACCGGGAATGGAACTAAACGGAGTATGGTTAGGAACAGCACAGATTAAAGGATCCGATGGTGTTATTGATTTACCACTAAACTCAACAGTTAACGGTAACTTAATTATTAATCCAGATAATACATTCTTCAAGAGTGTACAAATTGATAATTCAGAAAGAATTATAGCAGACAATTTTGTAGACACACTTAATCTATTAAGCGGTAATGGTTTTAGTATGAGTGCTGACAGTGGTGCTGAAAGTATTACATTTACCAACACAGGTGTATTAAGCAATATTGCAGGATCAGGAATTAGTGTAAGTTCAGCAACAGGAAATGTTACTGTTACAAACACTGGAGTAAGAAGTTTACAAAATGTAACAGCATTGCCCAGCGGAAGAACAGAAGGTGCTGGTGTTAATGTAAATGCAACCACTGGCGATAATGTAAAAATTACAAATACTGGTGTACTAGCAGTGGAGGCAGGATCAGCAGCACTAACTGTGTTTACTGATGATGCAACTGGTATTGTTACAATTACAAATGCTGCTGCGGCTGGTAATGCATATAGAAATGTAGATATCGATGGCACAATATTATCTGCACCTAGTGTGGCTGGAACTTTAACTGTTGACGCAGGTTATGCAACAACTATTACTGGTGATGCTGGCACACAAACTATGACAATTGGATTTAGTGGCGTTGCTGATATTACTGGTAGTGTGTTTTCAGATGATTCAACCAAGATGGTCGATGCAGTTGAGAATGAAATATATGCAAGTGGTGGATTCTTTGGAACTTTAACAGGAGATGTTACAGGTAATGTTACAGGTAATGTTACAGGCGATCTAACAGGAAACAGCACAGGATACCATACAGGTGATGTTAAAGGTTCAGT